CGGAGCTTAAAGCTCCTCCCCCGCTAATGTGCGGGGGCCCAACGGCGTTTTAGTGTAACTGCGCCGTGCAGTGCAGATCGCTCTAACTTAGAACGACCCTGAGAGATGGCTGCATTTTTAGGGGCAGCCATTAACCCAAGGAAGCACTTTGTAAGAGCACCGTATCCCTCCAGTTTGTCAGTACGATAGACTGGACTTGGGACCAACCCTTTTATTTCAAAGCGTTGGAGATCACGATTCCATCTTTCAACGGATTCGTAACCCAAGAATGAAATACGGCCCAAAACTTCACTACTCTCAGATACATAGGGGATATCTCCTATTATCTGTTCAAGTTCTCTGAACATGAACTGGGAAGTGTGCCAATAACCCTTCAAGTAGAAGAGGTTGGCAGTAGCTACCCATGAGATAACTTGTGAAGCTTGTCGCTGGCTCTCAGGACGTAAATGTCGCAGATATACTGGTGTTACCGTATATCCTGCAAATGCGTCTATACCACACGACTCTCTGAAGCTTCCGCTCAAGAAAGTCTTATTGGTATTTACCTTACAGTTGTATTTTTGTAGGTAATCGAGAACCATAATCGCGTTGCATGTGGGAACGATAATATCGTCCCCATACACGTATAACTCTCTAGTAACATTCAGAACGTTACTAGCAGTTACAGGAAGGCTATTGCTTTCCAGCAGGGCTACTACACATACTGTGTAGAAATACATAGCTTCTACTGGGAAACATAGAGCACTACCCATAGACGCAAATTTCTTTAGTGGGTCAATAACTTTCCCACTTGGAAGTTGCGCCTTGGTCGAACGACATGCGTCGATAGAATCCCTTAAATCGGGATTGGACCGAAACATCTCTAATGCAAGATTCCGTGGAACACGGTCACTCGCATCAGAAAGATCAATCGTTGCCAAATGACCTGTCTTCGACGCTATAATCGCGAGCTTTTGATTAACCCCTTGATCACGAAAATTTACGTGACCACGGGTTAACCAATATGTTTCGAGTTTACCATAAAGATAATCTCGAATTCCTTGTTGTGCATATTGCATACAACAGGGCTCAATTGCGATTATACGGGGACTTTTAAGCGTTTTCGGGACGGTGACGATCCGAACTGGATCTTCATCTTCCCTGGACACGATCGACACAATTTTGAGCTCCTCAGAGTTGTCCGGAGTACCAAGAGGGTACCCGTTATCAACAAGAGGGAAATAAGGCTCAAGACGGTCGTGCCATCTATGCCAATTATATTTCTGATTTCCAGAAATATGCTCAGCAGTAGCTCCAGGACCGTGCTTAGGTGTACACTTGGAAACTGAAAAATCAGCAACCATGTTATCCCACAGCACAGAAGAAACTTCCAGAAATCTGGAAATATCTTCTTTTGGAACAGAAAACGACTCAAAAGACCGCTCAATCGAGATGAAGCTATCAAGTGCCGATTGGACCCTTTTTGGGGTACATTCGATTTCAACTTTCTTGAAAGTAAGGCATAACTGCCGTACAGATTCAATAATAGTAGGAAAATCACTTGAAGCTCCTCCATCACTGGGGGAACCTTCATACTCAACCATCCTTCCTGTCTCCCTGTCGAAAATTTGACTGATCATACCTTGCAAGAAAGCAGGGATTGATCCATGTTTCTCCTTACTAAAACCAGGAAAAGCATTTGAGTCAACAAAGCCGTTTGCGAGGCTTCTTTCGAAGTCACTGGCAAACTGCGGAAGAGTTATCGTCAAAAACGATAAACCTTCATTTTCGACTCGTGATCGGATTGTTTCCAGATCACGTAAATCGGAGACGTCAGCGATACACTTGATGGTAGCGTCTATATAGACTTGCTCCATCAACCTCAGATAGTCACTTGCGTTGCTTTTCATAGTTCCCTCCTCGATAAGGGGGTAAACTATCAAGCCACGTCTGCTCACCACATGAGCGCCTCGCGGCACCCATGTGTCAAGAAGTCACACAACCGCATTAAAACGCGACTGCTAAGACTAAGTCTTTGATTGATCTTCATCAAAAGCATGCAAGGAAACAGATAAGTTTCCAACGCCTTCTTCTGATTGTACTACAACGGCTACAGGTTTTGACGCCTGTTGGTCGAAGTAGGCACCAATAACTACCGGTATTAATGGTAGGAACTGGAAAAAGATCATCCACCATGGTGGTGGTTTTGGCTGTGCCATAAAGGTTAACCTCCTTTCAAAGATATAGAAACAGCTCTTCTCGAGAATCGATTAAGATTCCTGCCCGAAGAGTTTTGCAATCGCAGCGGCGTCTAACCAGGTTTTAAACCCGGTTATAAGCTGATCTACTTGAGTTGCTGAAAACCCCGCTAGGGGTCTATCAACAACTACGTAGAAGCTGAGAGTCTCATAATCGTTGACAGCTGTCAACGGATCTGGGACCACAGCACGGTTATCGATGCGTGCCATAGATCGAATTCGATCTTTTGACGGCGTATGACTTAACGTTAAAGTATAAGTTAAGTCGTTCTTCTGGTAGATTGTTTTCAATCCAGCAGTTGAAATACGCGGCATCGATTGAGCCACAGCATTGACGGTGACGACTTGTGGGTCGGCAAACATAAGTGGTTGACCTCCAAAGGTTAAACGGAAGTTAACCCAACCGATTCATAATCCTTTCCAATGGACTACAAACTTTGCGAAGGATTGGGTAGATGGCCCTAGCGGTAGTACATCCGTATTTAAATACGGGTAATACTCAATGCCGCTAGGATCGCTAATTGCCTTGGGGTTAAAGAATCCCAAGACAGGCTAAAACCATACGGACTATTTGCAGCTTCGCGCTGTTTTGTCTCGACTCGTCGAGCAAATTGCAACGCGAGAGTACCAGAATGGAAGGGAAGAATCGAACGAAACTTCCTTATCCTAGTTTGGTGCTGCATGCTGTACACATATTTGGACACGATACTATCCTGGACCACATCTGTAAGATGGTCAACATGATCACCTACATTTGTGAACCAATCGATAAGCCATGTCCAAGGAGTTGCTCTATAGATGTTTGACGGGCTAATCCTAGCACCTAACAATGTCATATGACGCTGTATAGATGCAAAGGCCGAGTAATACCCGGGTTCGCCAGTATCAAACTCTGGACGGTAGGCCTTAAAGCTTC